GATTTTGAAAGATTATCACAAGTCGTATCTCAAGAATTAGAAGAGAAAGAAGAAAACTAAACCATGTACTAGAAGGAGGAGGAACATAGAATGCTTGATATGTTATCTGCACATTGGCATCAAATAATGTTTATAGGCTTTCTAATTGTGTGGGCGACAAGAAGCAGAGAACAAATTTCAGAGTTACAAAAAGATGTGTGTATTTTGCAAAAAGACTTAGCAAAAAATATTGAATGGACACAACAACAGCAAGAAAAACTTGTACAGCTAAGAGCAGAACAAGATGTTGCAAATAAACAGATTACCTCAATCTGGGATGTGTACAACAAACTAAGGGAGAAAATCTAATACATGTACGATTCCTTTGACGTAGACGGTGACGGTGACGTTACTGTTGAAGAAGTTAAAACTATTTCTGAAATCGAAAAGACAAACTCTCAAAAGAGAATGGCGTGGACTGCTATTGCAGCCATGATTATTTTCACCGCTTTGTTATTTTTGCCCATATTTCCAGACGGACGCATTAAAGCGTTGTCCGATCTATTTGGCCTATTCTACATAGGCATGGCAGGAGTGGTAGGAGCGTACATGGGTGTGTCTGCATGGATGAGTAAAAGATAATGATATCACTTATTGGAACACTTATAGGATTTGGTTCATCTATTGTACCAGAAGTGCTTGGCTACTTTAAGCAAAAGCAAGCAAACGAACAAGAGTTAAACATGCTTGAGGCAAAGGCTAAGTACGCTGACAAGCTATCTGAGTTAAAACTAAAAGAGTTAGACGCAAAAGCGGATATCTCTGAAACGGAGAATATTTACAAACATGATCAGTCTCTCGACTCTGGTCCTTTTATCAACGGTCTTCGGGGTTCTGTGCGCCCTGTCATTACTTATATGTTCTTTATGATGTTTGTTGCAGTAAAGGCTACACTACTTTATGCTATGATTTACACAGAAGAGGTCGATTGGACCTTTGCTGTTCAAGTTGCTTGGGACAATGAAACAGCAGCTATCTTTAGTGCAATCATAGCTTTTTGGTTTGGCAACCGTGCAATGGGCAAAGCAAGAGCGCATATAGAATCTAAAG